CGATTACGATGTCACCAATCGTCTTATATGTACAGTTTGCACTTTTGATTTTATCTGCAACGGTTGAGTATGGTGTAAGCGTTGATGTTCCGCTTTCGATATTTGACGAATCGTATTTAGTTGCAAGAAGCTTGTCCGTTTCTTCTGATGAGTAGGCTTCGTTCGCATCGTAATAGAAATCGTTAAGATATTTAATGCTCGGATAATTAGTGCTGCTATCAGTAATGTCAGTTTTTGAAATTACCTTGTTTGAGTTATCCTCTTTCGCTTTAAGTGCATCGTTGACATCTGTTGCGTTTGCCTTACCTGCAAGAGATGTTTCTGCCGTCTGCATTCGAGCCGACAGCTGACTGACCGTGCTTTTTTCGGCTTTATTGGTTACGGCAGAATCAATCCCGTTAAGCCTTGCGTTGAGGCTTGAGAATTTGCCTCTTGCCGTGGCAACCTCTCGGCTGATTTCGGCAAAACTGCCAGCACTTTCACTGTTTATCTTGCTGTTTTCAGCGAGGCTCGGAGTTACCATGACTTTTAAAGTCAGCGGCGTGTTTAACACCTGCGTTTCACCGTTTGCAATCTTAATTTCAATTGCCAAGAAGCCCGACATAGACTTGAAATTTTCGAGCGGAACAGTAATAACATCTGCCGTGCTGTTCAGGGTGCAAGCGACTGAATCTGAAATTAAATATCCGTCCGTCGCAAATGTTGCTGTTACTGCGCAATCTGCAAAGGTCAATTTTTCACCGCTTGCCGTTAAAGTAACATCAAGATAGCGTGTTGCTTTATCGTTGACGTTGACAATACCAACAACATTCGGTGCGTTGCGGTCATTTACATCAATTGTAATTGATTTATGTGCTAAACTAATTGCCATTATCTTTTAAACCTCCTTTGAATTTTTAGTAAATCAGACATCGACATACTTAAGTCGCCGATTGTAATTTCTTTGTATTTCTGAAATACGCTATCGTAAACCGTTTTTGAAATTCTTCGGCTAAGATTCGTGCCGTCCGGCATTACAACCGTCACTTCATCATAAAGTTTGATTGCGTGCATTTTTGTAAGCTCATTTTCGAGAGTTACTTTTATGCTCAGTGTTTCCGATGTTTGTTCCGTCGAATAGTTATAATCAGCAACTGCATTACGCAAAGCATCTCTGACTTCTTCGTAGTTTTCGCCGGTGCTTGGATTTAAAGTGTATTTTTTGATTTTATTTGTGCAGTCGTATAAATATGTGTTTTTTATGCTCCGTTTTAAACCTGTTTCATACGGTTCAAAACTTGATACGACAACTTCTTTATTGTCCGTAGTGTTGCATCGTGCGTAAGGCATAACATGTGTATAGTAATTGCCGATTTCAACAGTCTGCTTATAATCTGACACATTAGCGCCGAAAGCAATTCGATAGCCACTTTTCGCACCTGCTGTACTGATTTTGTTAAAATAAATGTCAAAATTATTAAAATACAGAACACCGCCAAACTGATTTATCAGTCCTTCGTCATCGTCTTTGAAGATATCCTCAAACTTTACTGCCTGTGAATAGCCTAAGTAGATTCTTTTCTTGGCTGTGATTGATGAGCTGAAATTAAACCACTTATATGGGGCATCTGTAAACCACATATACAGAGGTTCCCCTCCCTGAGCATAGTCTCGCATGAAGTGGTCAATTAATTCTTTCGGTGTGCCATACATCGAACCGTCCATCGCACGAGGAATTGTACCGTTTTGAAAAAACATTCTTGACACATGTTCGCCCGATACGGTCAAATCACCGTTTTTATCGACCTCTATTTTGGTTACATAAAAGTACTGTGGCTCGGACACATTATTTACTTTCGCTTTAATATATGAGGTTATTTTAATTTTGGACGCAAGCTTATCTGTGCTTTTTATTTTCATGCTAAAGCTGTATGTGCCATTTTGCTCCATTGTAACCAAAAACTCGGCGCATTCGGTCAAAAAACCGAAACCGTTAGATTCAAACAATGGTGTTGGATTTTTGTAATAGTCAGCGATGTTATACAAAATAGGGTACATTACAATCTTCTCCAATTCGGTTTAATTTCAATGTCAGTAAACGCATTTGCGCTTTTTCCTGAGAGTTTTATTTTATTCCAACCGGGCAAAAGCTTTGGAAACTCTGTGCAGATTATGCAATTGTTTGCTAAACTCATGCCGTTGTTGAAAGAAGCGGACTGCTGTTCGGAATCAAGTTCAATATAATCCTTATCCGATGATGTTTTAACCGTTAAAGTTTGACTATCATTAACCGTCAGCGTCAACGGGTTAACTTTTGCACCTTTGTTGATGATTTTTATTAAAGGCTCTGCTTTGTAATTTTCAGGATTATAGACTTTGATTTCTGCGTTTTGTGTTGAGGTCAATTTGGGTCGGATAATCTCCTGACCTAAATCACTGTACCAATACGGCACTCGACTAAAATTTATAGTCGTTGACAAGCAAAGAGGAGCAACCTCTTCTATTGGCTCAATTCCTGTGCAAATTGCTTTTGTATAATAACCGGGGTTGTATGTGTCCCTAAAGATTTTATATTCGCCGTCCCAAACGGTAAGCCACTCAGCAAACGCTCTTACAAGCTCAGCGTTACTTTCGTTTGGCACAATGTATGGATAACTGTTGACCTCGAACTGCATTTCAACATTATCGAAAACACCATTGTCAGAAATCACTCCGCCGTTTTTGCCATAAACAGAAGTAAAATCAAAACTGCGTTTTGCGATTTGATATTTGGGAGGTGTAGCTATAAAAAAGCCTAATGTCCGTAAATCAGTGCCGTTGTATGTAAAACTATGCCTCATCTTTAACCTCCCAATTTCGACGCTTCACCGTCAAGTGTCTGCACAATCGCAGTTGACACACGTCGGTTAAAATCATCAACATCCATGTCATTATTGATGTTGACATCGCCTGTGAATTGAATTTCAATCGTAGGTGAATTTGTAACAGTTTTCAACATTTGACCGTTTACCGCTGCATTTTGACTTTGTGTGCGAATATTTGCAAACTTGCCGTTAATTGCTCGAATCGGATCACCTTCAAGTGCTGACAAGGTTCTTGAACTCATAGACCTTGCCGCCTTTTCTGCTTCTCCGATTTCGTCTTTAATGCCGAGTGGGTAACCTCGTCCTAAGTCTTGTCCTAATTTTCGGCTTTTTCGGGCAGGCGAATGTGAATCTTGTGTTTTCTGAATAGCACTAAGACTTAATTCTGCAAGTCCTCCTGCCGACTTAAATAATTTATCGGTAAGGCTTCCAGCACCGTCCATATAGCCTTGAACTAAGTTTTTGCCTTCTTCGTAGAATTTGTCATAAACTCCCGAAAAATTATCAAAGATTCTATTGACAAGCGACTTGCACGAATCATCAACTTTTTTGTTGGCGTCTTTGTCTTTCGTACCTTTGCTGGTGCCCTCAGGGATGCCTTTACCGGCTTCTTCGCTGTTTGGTTCGAGTTTGTTAAGCTCAACGGTTGCCTTATCTACAAGCTCTTTTGCATTATCAACCATTTTTTGAGTTACGCCCGGTTGATTTTCGTCCATTGCAGTTTTTAATAACTCATAGTTTGCGGTAAAATTTGCAAGCTGATTTTCAAGGCTTTCTCTTGAGCCTGTTTCGGCATCAATAAAGCCCTCTTTAATTTTCTGCTGTTGTGCAGTGATTTCATCAGCTTTGCCTGTAGCAATTGCGGCAACCGTGCCGTACATATCATTGTACTTAGCAAGCTCGATTTCTGCCCTTTCCTGCAATTCTTCGGCTTCTTCGACCTGGTCTTTTGTTACGCCTTCAACACCGTCTTTGTATGCCGTTTTTAGGTTCTCGGCATTTGTCTTAAAATCATTGACCTGCTGTTCGAGAGCAGCTTTGTTACCGGTGGTATAAGTAACAATGTTGTTAGACAAGTCCGACATAGCGGCTTTAATTTCTTCGGTGTTACCTTTAGCGTTTGCCGCTGTGAGATTCTCATAATTTTGGATTGTGGTGTTATAATCAACTACTTTTTTCTGATATTCCTTATACTTGCCATCTGCTTTGTCAAACTCTATTTGTTTCGCATTCAAGTTGTCTTTGGCTTCATTTTGCGCCTCACCATAGGCTAATGTGAGATTTGATAAAATTTCAATATGCCGTTGCATATTTTCGCCATTATTTAGATCTTTAAGTATTTGCTGATAATACTCTTGAGATATCTGACCGTTTTCAAAACCCCAGCCTGCAAGTTTTAATGTTTGTTTATTTTGCGAAAGCCCGGTAAGGCTCATTTGTTCAACTTTTTCTTTTGCTGAATCAAGTTCTTCCTTTGCTTTTTTTCTGTTTGCGTAGCCGGCTACAACATCCTCTTGTGCACCATTTAAACCGGACACAGCCGTTTGATATGGTTCTTCGAGTGCCGATAACATCGCCAGGGCTTTTTTTGACTCAAGCGCATTATCCATTGAGGTTTTAAGGTTTTCGTAAGATGTAATAACATTTCCGTTCCAGGTGATTTCATCGTCTGTAACTCTGCTCAGTTCGTTTGTGATGAATTTCGCACGGTCTTCATAGCCCTTTTTAACTTCGCCGTTTTTATCAACGATTTTTTTCAGTTCGCCCCAAAGGCCTTCGTAGTATTGAAATTCACTTTCAACCTCCGAAGCCGCATCTTTCTTGCTCTGCACATATTCGTCATTGGCATCTTTCAGCTCTTGAATTTCTTCTTTTGCTTTTTCCTGAGCTTCGTTAAGTTCTTCTTGGGATTGTTTTGCACTGTCGTTAGCCTCTGAAAATGCCCAAATTTCGCCTATAGCACCAACAACTAAACCTGCAACTAATCCCCACAAATTTGCTTTTTGAGCAGTGTTAAGTCCCTCTTGTGAGATTTTAGCGGCATCTGTTGCCGCTTTCAAAGACTTGTAAGCTCCCCACAGATTTTTGATTTCTGTAACTATTTTAGTGGCCTTTTTACCCGACCAAATAGCAGTAGTTAAAACACCAATCTGTTTTAGCGTTGGAATAATATCATCTGTATGCTTGCTCGTAAATTTACAAAGTTTTTTAACTTCCGGAAACAGCGATTTGCCGATAGGATTAATGACATCGGTTTGCACCGTTCTGCCAAGGCTTGCCCAATCAGCTTCAACATCATCATATTTGATGTCTTTAATCTTTTTCATGGTATTTTTTGCCTTGTCAGCGGAGCCATTAACTTTCATTAAGGCTTTTACGCCGTCAATTCCCAAATCTTCCCACATCGTACCGAAAAGGTCAACGCCTGCCTGATTCTGCTTGACCTTATCGTCCATCTCAAAAAGAGCCTTTAAGACTTCTGATGTTGCTGATTTTGCGCTGTCTCCGCCTTTTGCAAATCTTGCCTGCAAATCCTCAATACTACCTTTTGCGCCTTTGCCTGCTGATTCGAGATTTGCAAGATTTTCTTTAGCAGTTTTTAGCGCCTCTGAATATTGTTCAATTTTATCGGCATTCTTTTGCTTTGTTAATTCGCTCGTCGAATTGTTAAAGCCTTTTTGCTCCTCTTTTGCATAGTAAAGATTTTTTTCGAGCTTTGCGACTTCATCCTTGGCTTTTTTAATGTCATCAGCCGAGGCTTTTGCGCCGTAGCCGAGAAGAGCAAATCCCTCCTGCGTACTCGAGGCTGTGTCCTTAGAGCGGATGCCAAATTCTTTCATTGCATCGCCGAGCTTGTCGATACTGAAAGTACCTGCTTTAGAGCCATTTTCAAGCGAATTAAAAAATTCATTTGCATCATAGCCGAGTTGCTTATAATGTACGGAGTATTCATTGATTGTATCGAGCAAATCACCGTTTTTATTAAGGCCTTTTTGACTGCCCTGCGCAATGAGATTAAAAGCATCTTCGCCTGTTATGCCAAACTGCTCCATAAGCATGTTGACCGCTCTCAAGGTTTCCACAAAGTCATAATCGTAAGTATCTCTTAAAGTAAAGAGATTTTCGGTCATATCTTTGAGCTTGCTCGGATTGGTCTCATTTGTCGTTTGCTTAATTAAAGCAAGGACATTTGCAACTTCCTCCTGCGATTCGCCAAAATTGCCTTTGTAAACATCTTCGAGCACGCTTTTATATTTTGTCATCTCTTCGGCGGTTAAGCCTGTTTGAGCCTGCAAAGAATTGAGAGCCTTTTTCTCCCCGTTTGCGCTTACAATTGCGCCTGTAACAGCTCCGCCAATTGCCGTTGCTGTAGCAGTAGCTTCTTTTAAGGCATCGCCAACAGCAGATTTAAGGTTGTCAGCTGAGGATTTAACCTCATCCATTTCTTTCTTGACCTTGGATAAATCAGTTTTATTCGACTTATTTTCAAGGTTTTCAACCCCATTGGCGACTTTATCAAATTCGTCTCTTGTCTTGTCGAGTTGTTCGTTAAATGAGTTAAGTTTGCTTTTGGTTTTTTCAACTTCACGCTGATAAGCTCTGTACTGTTCCGTCGAAATTTCGCCGTTTTTTGCCTGTTCTTCAACCTGATTTTGTACCTCAAGCAAGCGGTCAAGAGCGGACTTGCTTTTAGCAATCTGCTCTTGTAATACCTCTTGCTTTTGAGCAAGCAAAACAGTGTTTTCAGGATCAAACTTTAATTGTCTGTTAACAGCCGACAATTCGCTCTGTAAGCTCGCCGATGAGGACTGTACAGCTTTTAGGGATTTTTGCAAATCCATTGTATCGCCGGCAATCTTGACGGTGATGCCTTTAATCGTTGACGCCATATCTGTCCTCCAATTTCCTATATCGGTTCATAAACTCGCTATACTGCTTTTCCGAGATTTCTTTACTTTCAAATCTTTCTTTAACAAAAGGCAATACAGATTTCATTTTCTGATATTTTTCTTCATCTTCGTGAATGTTTTTATTGTTTCGTAATGCAAAATAGGTTTCGATATAATCCAACACAAAACCTATTGTAAACCTTTGTAAATCTGCGACAGTCAGACCACACCTGACGGCATAAGACAAGACCTCTTTTGCCGTCAGGAAAGTTCCGTTTAGGTCGCTGTCGCTGTCACTTTTGGGCTGTCGCTTTTAAGACTGTCAACGATGAGCTTGATAATTGTGTCGGTCGCTGAAATAGCATCCTTAATGCTCAAATTTTTTGACCAAACTTTAAAGTTAGGAATCGTATCGTCTGCCGTTTTTGCCGCTGCCCATAAAAGCTTTACAGCAGAGCCAAATTTAACATCATTGAGATTCTTGACAAGGACACGGTCGGCATCACGCAAAAAGCTGTGTCCTTTGAATGTGTCCTCGTAGATGAGCATTGTATATGCTGTAACCTCAACCTCAACATTTGTATTGTTAATAACAACTGTGTCTTTCATGCTTTAACCTACTTTTAAAATTATACTGTTCCGGGATTTGACTTAACAGTCGGCACTACAACGCTTTCGGGCAGAGTGTCCGCATATGATGTGTAGCGCACAAAGTCATTGTCAGGGCGTGGTTTTGCTGTAACCGTAAAGGTCGGGAACTGTGGGTCGAAGTTACCTTCTGATGTCTTGTCGTTCCTGCTGGCTCTTGCAGCTACGCAGTCGAAATATGTATCAATTTCGTAGAGCTTGTCGCCTTTGTATGTTTCCTTTGCTGCAAGGAGGGCAAATCTCGGCATTACCTTAATGCCACCCTTTTCGATGATACCGCCCTCAGTTGCTTCATCATTGCCGAACCAATCTTTTTCGATGTCGTCGACTGCTGAAATAAGCTCAAGACTGATTGTGTAGCCGCCGTTCGCACTCGCTACAATAATAGGCAAGCCGTCAGCGTAGATCGTGTTTGAATCGCCGATAGGTTCAGCACCGATACTTCTGCCGCCTGCCTTATCAGACTTAAACCACACGGGCTTACCGTATGTGATTTCGCCTGTGCTGCTTTCTGTCAGCGTAGCATAACCAACTTTTCTAATAGTTTTGTTCATTAATAAGCACTCCTTATGTTTTTAAATTCTTTTTATACCGCTCAAATCACCGCCGCCCATAGCTTCCGATGATTTGATAAGCTTTTTTATTCCGGCTTCAAATTCCTCGTGTATTTTTTTCGTCGCCGGAGCAATGTGCATCTTCGGTTGTATCGTTCCGCCTTTTTTACCTCTCTTTTTACGAGTTTTTTCAAGGAGGTGTGTAAGCCGATACTCAGGTTTTTCCGCATAAACTGTTTTTTCGTAAAACCTGAATGTTTCGTTCGTGATTTTTATTCTGAACGATTTGCGATATTTTTTTCTGTAGCCGACAGGTGCTTCTTTTTTGATTGCGTTTTTAAGTTCTTCGGCTTTTTCATCAACCAACAACCGCACGCCCATTTGGATGTCAGCCGAATAGGTTGCAAGTTCTTTTGATAAAGTATCACCGATTCGGTCAATACCGACTTTTTTGTAATTACTCATCGAAAGTCACGCCCAAATTGTAATAGCTTACACAAAGTTTATTCGTTGTGTCCCACGCTCGGTTCGGTTTTTTCCAACCTAAACCGTTTTCAGACATCCATTTTTCAAACTTTGTTTCACTTGCATGGTCATCTTTCGCTGTGTAGAGTTCTATGATGATTTTTGCATTTTTCAAAAGCAATTCACCGTCTGCGTAAATTCCTGTTTCTTCGTCTTTAAAATAGACAAGATAGGGTGCAGGGGTTGATTTGTTGTAATCTGCCTCAACGCATTTAATGCCACAAGACTTAATGAGTTCGACAAATTCATCGTAGTTTTTAAAAAACATCTGCACCACCCTCATACAGCCCCCTCTGCGACAGGCTCAAAATCGAGCAAGGGGGATTTTTGCTCTTATCATGCTGTATCTGTTCGATTTTAAACCTTGTGCCGTCAATGATGACCGCCATATCCGTTCTCAAAGTTTCATCTTTGTGAATATGGATAACTTTTGACAATTCAATGTCGTTCTGTTTTGCTCCGTAAAAACGAGTTACACCGATTTTTTCATTGCCGAAACGATACTTTTTCAAGCTGTCGGCAATAACGTCATCGTTTTCGTCTGTTTCGTAGATTTTTGCAAGTCCGTCATTAAATGTCAAAAAATCAATGTTATTCTTCAGTGTCATACATTCGCACCTCGTATTCCTGCCTTAATTTCAAAATTTCGCTTTCAAAATTATGGTCGAACATTTCAACAGCGTTCGAGTAAGCGTATCTGCAATAATCAAACAACAAACTTCTTGCCCTTGTTGGTCGCTCGAAATCCTCATCAGTAAGTAGAGGGTTATAATCACGGAGGTGCTGTTTTCCATTGGCTATAATCAGTTCAATTTTCGACTTTGTGCTTTCATCTGTTTCGATGTGCTCACGGTCAAAATCAAGCATATTAACTATATCGTTCATGATTCCCATTGTTCAACACCTCCGTGATAAATTAAACTGTTGTTGCCTGATTGAGAGTTACCTTAATTTCAGCAGGATTGAGCGCCGAAATGTCGAGCTTGATAAAATCGTTTGTGTGGAGCGAAAAACCTGTTGCATAAGCCTTAATAAGATAAACTCTGTTATCCTCGATAAACTGATACTGGTCTGAGTAATCAAGCTTACCTTCCTTGCCTGTTGAGAGACAAGCTTTATATCTTGAAAGTTGACCAATAACAGCAGTGCCTTCTGTCACCATTTCTGACGGATAAACATTCGTCGGGAAGGGGAAGAGGTTGTTTTTGTACGAGCCGTCGGTTGCAAGTACAGTTGTAGCAGGGATAATCTTTGTGAGATAGTCCACAGGATTAACGATGAGGTCAACCGATGTAATGTTGTTTGTCTTACCGCCCTTACCCTTCGCAAGCTTGGCAACAACATCCATATACGACTTCACATCAAGGCTTGTGAGCTTTGTTGCTGTTTTTTCTGTGTAAGCGTTTGCTTTTACTGCTCCTTCGGGGTCCTTGAGCATACCGATAGGTTTGCCGTTACCGTCGCCGTTGATGAAGCCGTCCTCAAAAGCATAAGCGAGTGCATCAGCGAGAATTCTGCGGACATATGCGTCAATGTATGTAGCACCGAGGTCAAGCATATCCTTCGGGACGGGAACAAAGGCGCTTACCTTTGAAGTTGAGAAATCCTTTTCCTGAATCGTGTCTGCAAGCTCCTGTGTGATTTTTGAGCTTAAAGCGCCCCACGCGGCGAGCTGTTTTGTGTCTGTGGCAAAAATCGCCTTAACAGAGCCGTATGTGTTTTCGATGCCGATTGCATCAAGCAGCGGATGATTGCTGGTAATGTCCTCAAGCACGGTGTCAAGAATTGTCTGAGGAATTGTAACATCAAGACCTGTGAGAGCCTGCTTAACATCAGCAGATTTTGCCGCTGTGACAAAATTATTGTAAAACTTCTGCTCTGCGCTTGTAAGCTGTCTGAATCCTCTCTTGGCAAGGATTGTGTTGTCGGCTGTTTCGCCGATTTCCTGAGCAACGGAAATAATGGACTGCTGAATGCTCTCCGCATACTCGTTGAGAGCGTTTGTCATCTTTGTTTCGTCTTTTGATTCAAAAGCGTCTTTAAAATTCTGTGCAAACTGTGCTTTTGCGTTTGCAAGTAAATCAAGATTTTTCATTTTTTCATCTTCCTTTACAAATAATTTTTGGTTTTAAAAAGTTCTTCAAAAAATTCAAAGCTGTCCTTTTCTTTCGGTTCAGCCTGTGGTTCGGGCGGTGTCTGCGGTTCAGGCTTTGTTCCGAGCATTTTTAAAAGCTCTGCCGCTGCCTGTTTTGCTTTTGGATTTTTCTTCTGCTGTGCATCGTTAACGATTTCTTTTGATTCCGTTAAATCGACAGGATCAAGAATTTCGTCACACAAGCCGATATTGAAGGCTTCCTCTGCCGTCAAAAATGTTTCAGCATCAAGAAGCGGCTCGAGGGTTTCTCTCGTGAGCTTATCGCCTGCATGCACAAGGTAAGAGTTTGTACTTGCTTCACTAATTTTGTCGAGCTGGGTTGCAAATTCTCTGTGTTCCTTCGCATTGCCGTAACAACCGCCGACTGCATGATGAATCATCATTGTTGTGTTTGACGGCATTACGATCTTGTCAGCCGCCATTGCAACGACAGAGGCAATTGAACAAGCCATACCGTCAATGTATGCAGTGACGGGCACACTCTGCCGTTTGAGCAAATTGTAAATTGACACGCCCTCGTCGACATAACCGCCGATTGAGTTAATATAGAGCTCAATGCCGTTAATTGTTTCGGCTTTTTCGATTGCTTTACGAATATATTCAGCGCTTGTCTTGGATTCTACGAGGTCGCCCCAAATGTTCAAGTAGCTCGGCTCAATTTCACCGTAAAGATAAATCTGCAAAACATTCTGATTTTCAGCAATCTGCTTGATGTTGTAATTTCTACTTCTCATTCATTCACCACCTTTCAGAGCGTTTGTTATTGTTTGGTAATTTTTGGTAAGGTAATATGTGTGTGCCCAAGCCTCCGAGCAAGGGAGCATATTGCAATATTTTTGAGCCTGTGCAGGCGTCAACACTCCGCTGGCAATTGACTTATCAAGATTATTCGCCTGACTGATTGCGTCAATATGTCTGACTGTCGTTGTGTCAATTAAGAGATAATTGCCTTTGTTAAATTCAGCACCGCCGAATCTCTTTTTTGTAATCTCTTGCTCAAACATATTTGCAATCGGATCAATCGCATTTCCAATAGCACAATCCATTGCATCAGCCAATTGCGAAGCTTCACCACTCAAAATTGCCGGCGGAATGTGCAAAGCATTTCCGACAATCGTGTACGCCTCAGTTTTTAATTTTTGAATATCGTTAATTTCGCTGTTTGTAGTTTTTCCTGCATCGGTTGAGGGTTCTGAATATTTCATACCCTTAAAAATCGGCATAACAGCGTTTTTGTTTGAGTAAAATGATTTAAACTGCTTTGCCAAAACTTTGTTATAAGTTTCAGCGAAGTTTTCGTCACCAAAGCTATAATTTTCAAGCTCCAAAATGCCTTTATGTCCGACAGCTTTGTTATATCTTTCCTGAGCCGATAACATTAACTGCTCGTAAGTCTTGCACATATCCGATAGTAAGCCGTTAAGAGCAAAGTTGTTATATCTGAGGTAAATTACCTCACTTTCAGGAAAAATGCGCTGATATGTAAAATTTCGGCAAGTAACGCCGCTGAATGTGTCGTCAATCAAAGCGTGTTCCGTTCTCGAGAAGCTATCAGCAATCATAAGCTGATTATCGGCAGTTTCAACAATTAAAAGCTCGTTGTCAAAAATCAACTTCGCAACAGCCTGCGTAAAAAACTCAATTTTGGTCTGATGTTTGTTAGGCGCATAATTCCACAAATAATATTCATCTTTGCGACTTTCTCGGTTGTTGCTTACGGTAACAAATTCGCACTTTGCCAAACTTCGAGCAATAAAATCAATTGCGGTAAATAGAGCAAGCTCAGTCAGGTGAAACCTCTGTTCATCGACAGTTGAACCGTCCTCGTTAAATTCCGCTGCAACAGCATCTTTTTTAAAGAGATTTTTCACCCAGTTTATTACTTTCATTTTTTCACCTGCCTTTTAAAATACAATTGCTAAAATACAATTGCATTAAAACAATTCTTGAGTTCGTCAACCGTCATCGGCTGATTTTGTTTCAGCAAATCAAGCTGTGTATATGCGGCGACGAACGCCATAAATCCGTCTGTTTTTCGTGATTTCGGCTCAATCTTACCATAGATAATATTTCCGTTTTTATCTTCGACAGCCGATGTGTTGTTTGTGTACCAACGCATAAGAGGCGAATCCCCCCAAACAATACGCTGATTTGCAAAATCAGAGGCAATCAGGGGAGCGACAAGCATTTTATCTGACGGCCTTACAAGTTTTAGATTATTTCGTCCTTTACGGTCGCATTCAAAACCCAACTGCATTAACGGCTCTTTGAGTAATGTATAGCGGTAGTTATCTAACGCTCCACCGATAATGTTGTAACGTTCTTTCTGTCCTCTCAACCAATCAGCTACAATTTCGGGAGGTATTTCTGCTCCGTCCACTCTTTTTAAGTCAGGTTGCTGAGTATATGGAAATTTAATCCTGCCCAAATCCGCCGATTGCGAACAGTACCACGAAAACGGCTTCCATACAATTTCACCGTTAATTAAAAACATCAACCCTATACCCAAAAAGTCAGTAGTTTTTGTGTAGTCAATGCCAAAAACACACGGCTTACCTTCAAGGTCGGGAAGAGGTCTGTTTGTTGCTTTGATATTTTCCCATGAGGTAACAGGATGGGCTTCTGTGCCTTTTGGGATATTCATACGCTTAGTCATAAAAGATGAATTGTTTACCTTATCACGCTTCCAATCCTCGAATTCCTTTTGAATTTCTCTCAATAGGTTTGGAAAATATTGCAACGACGGATTTGCTTTGTACCAATTTTCTTGCTCATATACCTCTTTTTCATTATCTAACCTGCATATGAAATAAAGAGTGCCGTTGTCAGGTGCATCACCATTCAACACTTCAAGACCGGCGGCAAGCTCGTTGTCAAGTGGTCCGTCCCGAACCTCTCCCATGGTTGTAATTGTTGTTCTGCGTGGCATAGCTTTTTTACCTAAGCCTGTTGTGAAAACATCAATAAGCTTATAATTTTCGTATGCATGCTTTTCATCAAAGTCGACTTTACCGGGTCTGCCTCCGTCTTTCGTTTTGCTGTTTGAAGTTCTGTATCTGATTGTTGAATTAGTCTTTATGTTTGTAATCTCTGTTTTGTTCCACTTAAAATGCCGCTGCATTTTTGTAGAATTGTTTTCCAAAATTTCGTAGATGTCATTAAAGGTTGTGCTTGCTTGCTCTTCTGATGTTGCACAAATGTCAATATCGTAATTGCGTATGCCGTTGACAGGCGTGAGCAGAGCAAAATCTTCAAATGTAAGATAGCCATTTTTTCCTGCGCCTCGCCCGACCACACAAACTAAATCGGGAAATCTTAATACACCCGGTGCGGAATATGTGCAATTATGCAGAATAAAACAAAACTTTTCCCATGCAAATAATTCGTATGGAAAATATTTCTGTAGAGCAAAATACTTTTCAACCTGCTCATTGTCAACATAGACTTGCTCATTTTCGAATACTTTTTCTATGAAATTTACAAGCTGTATTTGCTCTTTGCATACACGATATTGACCACTTTTTACTTGCTTTATGTAATCGTCAAGGTATTTACAGTTCGTCATCAGATTCACTCTCAACTTTTTCAATCGACAACCCCATTTGTGAGAGAATCGCTAAGCGCTGTTTGTTGTACATCACGGCATTTTTTACTGAGGGATTGTCCTTCATATATTCTTTACCGGTGGCGCTGATAGCTTTGTATGTCAAGCCATTTTTGCGGATGTCCGCCTGCATTTTACGCTCAAGCTTCGTGCAAAAAATATAGCTGTCAATTAAATCTCTATAGACTTCAATGTTTGCCCCCTTCAAAGTCAGTTGCTCAATTAAGCTGTCTTTGATTTCTGCAATTTTAATTTGTGCCATTTATACTACTCCTCTCTCAAAAATTTCTCGTGTGCGTGCGCGAGACCAAACTGTCGTGCCTTTACACCGTTATCCATTGACCTCAGAATTTTTCGATTTTTTACCCGGGGGTATGCTTTTTTTCGCTCACCACCGCTCAGCAAACTCATCTTTTAATTTTTTTGGTTCGTACTTGTGATGTTCTTTGTAATGACAGTCCTTGCAAAGACATTCGAGGTTGTTGATATCAAGAGCAAGGTCAGGTCTTACTTTGAGATGCAGTTTGTGATGCACTGCCTCGCAAGGGCTGTACTTACCTACTGCTCGACAGCGTTCACATTCGTAATGTTCTTTCGCTTTTTTTGCATCTCTGACTTTTTTCCAATCGGCCGTTAAATAGAATCTATACGCCTTGCCCTCACGGATTTGGCTAATGATCCAGTCCGTTGTTACTTTTCGTTTTATCATTACAATTTAATTGTACAACAGGTTTAATCGCTTCTACTGACATCTTTCTTTGTGCAATATGTACAAATGTTAAGCCCACGAAGTTTTGCGCAAAGCAATCGTGCCTCTTTGAGCCAGCGAAACACCGTGCGTTCGTCTGTATAGTTATTGACAGCAAACTTGGTCACTCTCAAATTTATTTCACCTTTGTGCAACGGTTTTGTTGGTGCAACAAAGTAAACAGCGCTGACAGCTTGACAGATGTAGTCTTTACCGCTATTGGTCAAGGCATTAAGTGTGTCTGCCACAGCAAGCAGGTCAAGCCGTAGTGCTTGGCGCATTGTTTTGTCAGAGATGATTTGTGCTTTACTCGGACAGCCGAGAGCGGCATAAATTCTAAACTGCGCAATCGTATAATCTCTTGTTGTATCTCTCATATCCTTGCACCTCCGATTTTCTTGTGTTTATGGCTATTGGCTAAGTAAGTAAAATGAAAAGACGCACCCGTGAAGTCGTTTATCCACATTTCGTCACGATAAAAATAATATCCTTCGGGACAAGGCAAAGCCTCACCTCGTTCGAGTTTCCTGTATTCTCGTTTTTTCCCTTCAACAACTTTGACCTCAGGCTTATTGAGATTGCGAGATGTTTTCAAGCGCTTCTTACCATTGACATCTTTGCGTATGTATTTTGCAAGGTCAGCATAATTTCCGTCTTGGTAGAGCGGAGTGAAATTTATTCCGTTTTTCCACGGCCAACATTCCGTTAATATTTCACGCACGCAATCTTCAATCACGATGTGCAGATGCCAATTTTTCCCGAGCTTGCCACACTCACAATAACCGATGTATTTAAACTTGATTTGTTTCTTATCTGTCCTGCGTTTCACTCGCTTATAAAAATTCGAGACAACTTTTTCAAACTCATCTTCGGTAAACTCACCAAACGGAGCGGAGAACCTTGCGAACCAGTCACCTTCTGTAAAATTGCAGAGAATAAGTCGTTGTGTGTGTTGTTCTCCTCTGATGCGGTTTGCTTTTGTTTGCTTCTCACTTGATTTTGATTGATTAATTTGCCGAGCAAGATTTTTCTTGTTCCGCTTGCGGAATGACTTATAGTATTTAACTTCAAGCAATGGTCCTGATTTGATTTCACACTTGTATGTAAACATATTAAACTTCCTATTATATATGTAAAAGCTAAAACGGTCACTTAATTAATTCCTTGAGCAGGCTATTAAAGGAGTATCTCAACTCCTTTTTTGTGACTATTATTATTCTGTTTTCGCGTTAAAAAGTCAGATGATATAAATATGCAGTAGTCCGTCTGACCACCGAACTACTGCTTAGTGCAACCTTACCGCTGCAATTGTGTGTTTGATTTTTGGTGCATTCTTTTGTAACAGCTTAATCAAAAGCGGAAGTCGTCGCTTTGATTACTTTTTGAATATAGGATTAACTTGATTTGAATTTCCTTTTAGATTTTGCACGCGGCAAGAATATTGCCTTACTTTAAATACCGAAATATTCTTTGTAGCTTTTTGCGATACCCTGACAATTGTCAGATTTAACCGGCACGTGACAAGCTACAGTTCTGATATTGTCGGCATCCAATTCCTTAAAGATTTCAGTTGCTCTTGTTTCTTCTGTTGACTTATAAAATTTAAAGAGCAAATCCACAAAAGGTATGTTGCCGAACTCATTCAAAAATGCTGTATCGTTTTCGGTTAGTGTTTTTAAACATTTTTCTTTATATGTATCCGATGCGTCTGACAAAATGAAAAGTTTGTTATAAACATCATGCTTTGTGAGCAGGTCAATTATATGTAAAGCAATTTGCAATACATTAGTATCGTGTTCGGCAATCGCCTTTGACAACTCCGTTAATTTGCAAGAAGTTTCTTTTGTCCGTTTTATCCATTCGATGTGTTCCTTGTTTGCAAAAAAAGTGTCAGTCCTAAACCTGCGATACTCTTGTAGGAGCTTGTATTTGGCCTTGACACAAGACTTGGCTGATAGCAAGCCTATCTTTGTGCAACTGTATATGGCTGACATTGACAACACTAACCAACGATTAAACATATCTAAGCTATTGAGCGTAGCCACATCAAGGTCACCGTCGATGAAGCCTATCACAAGTTTGTCGAGTTCTGACAATGTTTCTGCCGGTGTCGGATTGTCCTGCGTTTCCACTGGAACTGTTTTTTTGGGTTCAGTCATCATTTTTTTCACTCTCCTTACCTGCTTTATTTTTCTTTTCAAAATAAAATACAACAGGATTGTCAGTTTTTTTAATGAGGCCATATTTTATCGCTAATCGAAAAATAAAAACCTTTTCGAGGCCCGAAAGCAACTTTCCCAATGCTTTTTTAAAATCTTCGACTGTCCTTGTTGACTTATAAAAATTGCACATTCTGCAAGCAGGATTATAATTTTCAATGTCATTCGCACCATTGTACCAGTACACGCTCTGTATATGGTCAACCTGCATGTCCTTTAATTCGAGTGTACAACCGCAGTACGCACAGCGGCCGCCGTACTTCTCGTAAACTTTAAGCCTTGTTGCTTTTGATATCGATTTTCTCTGACTCAACCAAATCACTCTCCTCAATCGGCTGATTCCAACATTTTACGCAGTCACAGTTGCAGTCGTCTTTTCGTTATTCTTCTTTTTTTCAGCAAAATAATTTTCAGTTTTCGTACAATCAATCATTTTCTTTTCCTCCTAATTTGCGTAATCGTACAAACCGAGCGGTTTAATTTTTCTTGCGGCGATTTGCGCTACAAATTCTCCGTAGCTGTAGTTTGTGCCGTGCTTTGCGTTGTAATCAGCGCAGTAAAGACACATCCTGTCTATTCGGTCGAGTTTCTTCTTGCGACCTCGTTTCTTTTTTTCTTCACTCATTTATTTCACCTAATTTCAAATACTTTAATATTTTTTCGCTTGCCTCGTTGCAACCATAACATACAGCGACAGCGTAGCCTTGTTTATTAAGGCTTTTAAGCCATTCGGTTTGTTTTTCAGTCGGCTTATTTTTGCCGTATTTTAATTCGATGAACAGACCGTGATAGTTTCCACGGCCAACCGGCAAAAACAAATCCGGCACGCCTGCCTTTACCCCTTGCTTTTTAAGGTTGGCCGCTTCGAGCTTATTTCTGCTCCCACCGTTCGGAATATGAAACATCAAATCAATTTCGGGATATTTGGTTCTGATGAAAGTCGTCCATTGAAATAACTTCCGCTGTTGGTCAGCTTCATACTGCTTCATCGGCAGGTCATCCTTTCTTGTTTTTCAAAATCATATCACTTTCGATGTAGAGTGCTTTCAAACTGTTTACAAGATTTTCGTCAACGATTTCGCAGGCGGCTATAAATCCGTAGGCTATCATACCGAATTTAATAGCAAAGTAGGGAACACTTTTTGAATTGTATCTTAATGTCAATGACATTTCTTGTTGCGGCATATCTGCAAACGGACTGAGATAAGTACGGTCGATGAACATAAGTCCCTCAGATGTGCTTATTGGTAATAATATTTTGCCATTATACGCGATTTCGATGTCCCACATTTCAGCGAGTGACTCATCCGCTGTACTGTCATTAACATCAATTTCAGGTTTTCCCTTTGCGATGATAAATGTAATCTTATCTCTTTGCGCATCGTTTATGTCATACAACTTACATATGTAGTTTTCATTCAACAATGGCAGTTCAAAAATCGGATAAACCGCATTGCCGTCCGAAAGCCACTGTTCTCCTTCGCTGGTCATAGATATATAAATTGACTTGTTCTTTTTACATATGTCGAATGCTTTTTTTATTTTCATTGTTAAGCCTCATTTCATCAGTTCGTCTGTCGTAACATTAAATAGATTTGAAATATCTATTATAGTTTTAATATCAGGTTCAAATTTTCCCTGCTCATAGTAAGATATACTTGTTCTGCTCAAACAGAGTTTTTCACCTAATTCTTCCTGCGTTAATTTATACTTAAGCCTTAACGCTTTTAATTTTTCGGGGAACGCCAATATTATCACTCCTATTTATCTAACATATTTTTGATGTGCTTGATAAACATCAGATTCATCAGATCTTGCGTATATTTGTGTTGTAGTCAGTTCTTCGTGGCCAAGCATTAGTGATACTTGTTCAATTGGCATGCCGGCTCTAAGGGCATCGGTAGCCATGGTTCTTCTGAATCTATGTGGGTGACAATTTTCAATTCCAATGTCTTTACCAAGCTCACGAATGATATTTTCTATTTGTCCTTTTTCAAGTCTTTTGTATTCACCTTTTATTTTAACTTTACTAACGAACAAAGCATTGTTGGTGTCTGACCTCGTATTTTCGTATTTTTCCAAAGCAAGTTTTGCTTGTTACCCTTGCCTGTGATAATCAGTTTATCATCTTTAATGTCACTGCGATTTGCATTTTCCACTTCTGTAACTCGACATCCTGTCGATAATAGAAATTCTATGATTGCCTTCAACCTCAAATCTTTTCCGGCAGCATCTCTGATTTTTTCGGTTTCAATCGGTGTAAACGGCTTTCTGATTACCTTTTCAGCTTTTATTTTTGTGATTTTTTCTGCCGGATCATTTGGTATGTAGCCTTCAATTCTCAGTGTTTTAAAAAATGATTTTAAGTATCTTAATTTTGTATCAAGATAACTGTTTGATACATTTTTATTTAATTGTTCAAAAGCAAGGTATGCACGAATATCATTAACCTTAATGTCTGCGATAGGCTTATTTATTGCTTTAAGCATCATTTGTATTTCATTGTTATAAGCTTTTAGACTTTTGTCAGTCAAACCACTAATTTTTTTAATGGCTAAAAAAGTATTTACTAATTTTTGATTAGGAGTAACTGTTTCGGTGGATAAAGCGTAGGTTTCTTTTTTTAGAGAATATTTTGTCAACAAGACTGACAAAATTTGCTCAACCTTGTTTGCCTCATTCACAGACATATACTTTAGGCATTGTGTTGTTGCCATTCGTACGAATTCTGTTTTATCATCCATAGATACACCTTCTTTACTTTCGACTTTGCTTTTGATGAAGGATTGCATATTTTTTCTGCGCTTGATGTAGACGTGCTGTTCGGCAGGCGGAACAAAAGATGTTCTGTTTACGCTCAAAAAAAATCCTTGCCACACCTTTTGCAATATTGAACAGGAATTCTTCTGAACAATGTACAGCTGTCACAGTTGTTCTTACAGGCAAGACAGCCTTTAACATCGTCCCAATTAAGGCACATATCCTTTTGCCAATATTCACTGTATTCCTCATCAACATTTGAGTTCGTTTTTGCAACACAAAGTAAATCTCCTGCGATGATTGATAACAATAGATTAGCTTTGTTTTTTTCTTCGTCCGACATAAGTCGTTTGTATTTTAACGGCTTGTCAGGCGTTCCGTCTCCAAAGTTTCCGTCGCCTATGTACGCTCTTACTTTGTCAAGATTTTCTGTTAGGTACTTATCAAATACACGTCCTCTGATAGCTTTAACTGATCGACCGATTCTGTCGGATATTTCTTCATATTTGCTTCCGCATTTAATCATTTTGCCAAGTAAATTGTATTCAGATTCAGTCCATTTTTGATGGTTATCAGCTTTTACAGGACGGTATTTGATGTTTAGGTCATTAATTCTGCGCTGTACAGCTCCTTCGCTACGGCACAATATTTGTGACAGTTCTTTGTAACCATACTTTTGCTTTATAAGCAATTCTTTGAGAAGGTTATCTTCTCTGCTTGTCCATGGAGTTGCTTTGATAAAACTGTTCCTTAATATGTCTGCCTCTCGTTTTGGATTCACCCAATCGGGCTCAGGTCCCAATTGATATCTTTCAAGTTTTGAAAAATCTAAAAAATATTGATTTTTCTCTGCCCAAATCCAAAATTCATCTATGTAAACAACAGTAAAATTTGTTTTTGAACTTCTTGATATGTTGTGAGTAGGCAGATTCCTATTTTTTACCCACGATGTTTTTAAATAAGTGGCAGAAGTGTTTGGACGAATGAGTTTATAAAGATTGCTTATTGTGATGTATCTATAGCCATTAGCCAAGAAAGGTCCTAAGTTTAACTTACCGGCTTTTAGCCTTATTGCACATTCGGATCTATCAAGGTGTTTTGTTATAGTGGCCATATTAACGTTGCCCCAAGCAGAAATAAGATAATCTATTTCATCGGCCGTCCATGTTTTATTTAGCCTCGACATTTTGTAAATCTACCACCTTACGATCTCATTAAGCTGTTTTTTAATGATTTGTAAAAGCGCGCCTCTTCTTGCATAGATTCATACCTTCTTATAGCAGTTTTGAATGTGAAACATTGGAGTTGTCCAAATTTCAGCACCTTTAGAACACTCAGCAAAATAGTTCGTATATGGATCACTCAAACTATCTCCAATTTTAACCACCGCTGCACAACCTATCAGCGATAGTGCTGTATAGCACATCAGAGCAGTTGATTTGCTGAGCTCTTGGCAGACAATGACACATTGTGTTTGATAATTGATGTCATGGTTTTTCAGCACCTCACAAAACGCAATTACATTTGCTCCGCCACCGACCGTAGGCTCAAGAACCGAGATATATCCTTTTTGGGATAATTCAGCTTTTGCATTTTTTTCGTCAAACGAACTTTCCGCCATTGCATAAGATACGGTGTACGGCGTGAAAAATTGTCCAAGAGCGCTGCTTCCCATATCAAGTTGCATATACAAATCCCCCAAAAAATCTTGAAATGGATTTGCTTCGAGTGCATTAGTTATCTCGGCGAAAATTTTTACAATTGTTTCAATTTCGCTTTCACTATAATTTTTGGTGATGTCTTTATAGCGATTTTCGTTTTTTTTCAAATGTTTGACCAAAGCAAAAAGTATTCTGAATGCTTAGCGCAAACATTTCTATACAATCGTTGAACACTTGCCACAATGACCTTGATCCGGACAATTGGTCGAATAATTTAACAAGTTCTCTGTATTCGGATTTAACTTTGATTGATGCCATTTTCTTCACCTAAAGCGGACCATCTGCACCTGCTTCGCTTTCAATGTCAGAATTTATTTAAAGAGGAGTAAACGAGTTTTATATAACAAGCTGTGCAGAGCTTGTTATCGGTTAATTTGTTCGGGCATCTGCACCTACCCGAAAATACAATTAAAGAAAGAAGGTATTAAATGGGATTTATATAATCTCACAAGTGCAGTTGTGTGATTAACTTATTTAGTTTATTTTACTTCACCTGTTGTATAAATCGGATGTGTGCCGTCACGGAGCTGAATTTCTTCGTCGCACATTACATAGCCGAGTTTACAGAGTAAAGCATAAAATTTGTTTAAATCCAGGCTGTTTTTTCGGCTGATCGTTTTGCGGCTATATTCTACATAAATAAAGCTTAATTTTTCATAAGTTCTTTGGCACAAAGCGTATGCCGTCGCCATAAGCATTCTACCGCTGTTATCGTCCCAATGTTCGTTGATGTAGCTGTCTATGTTTTCAGCATCTTGATTCTCGACCACTTCGCTAAATCTGTATACATTTCTATTGGCTCCTGCCGCCACTTGGGCTACAATAAACTTCACAAGCTCCTGCTTTTTGCTGCTGTCATTGAAATTTGTATCAAGCATAAAGCCCCTATTCTGAGAGCCTCACAGCGTTCGTCTATTTCTTCCGCATGTTCAACAAGCTCGTCCCATCTCTGCTCTTCAAGCTTTCGCTTTTCTTCTTCGGCATCGTTCTTTTCCTGCTTTTCAAATGCTTCTGCGTAAATATAAATGTTTGAGCCGTAACCAAAATAAAAATATCTTTTCCTGCCGTCCGCAAAGTCTTTACCGATCAAATCTTTTAGCACAAAAAATCCCGTATATTCGTAGTTGCTTGGAATTTCGTCACGTTTCTGCGCTTTAATCATTCCATGTTCAAGGCAGAGCTTTTCAATTTTTTCTTTTTCTGCATCTGTTTCCTGCTTCTTAACAGCAGAATACAAAAGATTGTCGAAATTATTCGTTCCGATTGATTTAAGAAGTTTATTTCTTGTGTCAATATCCTTAATCTGATTCAGCCTGTCATAATCCTGCAATGTAGGCTGTCGGATTTGGCTCTCTTTGAAAGCTTCTTCGTCAAGCTCACAGAGCTTTACTCTCCGCCTTATTTTGCTTTCTGAAAAGCCTGTTTTCTCTGCAACCTCTGCGACCGTATCACCGAGGTCGAGCAACAGCTGACATCCCTTTGCTTCTTCATATACGGTTAAGTCGGACCTCTGCATATTTTCGGTCAACATCGTTGATAACTGCTCCTTTTCAGTCATCTCAACAACAGCACACGGCAGTTCGGTCAAGCCTGCCTGCTTTGCCGCCGCAAGCCTGCGATGCCCGATGATAACGGTAAAATCATCCCAGTTATCATTGTTTGGCACTACGGTCAAATTCTGCAAGATACCGTTTGCTTTGATAGATTCTGCAAGTTCTGAAACATCGCCGATAACCTTTCTTGGATTATCAGGGTGCGGATGAAGTTTGTCAGTCGGTATCATTTGTAATTTAGATTTTTTATTCATTTATATAATCTCCTTGATTTTGTCAAGGCTATCTGATATAATAATGTTGGACTGTATTTGTACGCAGATAGCCTTGTGTTATTTGCCGACCGTTGATTGTAGTGCAAGCAATCAACGGTCTTTTTCTTTGCCTGTAAAATTCATCGGTTGCACTCCTCAACCGCTACGCAAATAAAGCCTTTGGAGGTTTCTTTAATGTCAATCACATCTGTGACCGCAAGCTCAACCTGTATGCGTTCAATCTCAGGCGGTAAAAACAGATTGTTGCCCTCACAAAGTTTATTAACTTCATTAAGCGCCTTGATGATTCTGACCTTAAAAAAGTCAATGTCGCTGTGTGCTGTTTCAAGCTCATCACTTTTCGTGCTGAGGCTCTTTCGGGTGTATTCGAGTTGCTCTTTGCAATGCTTATACTTTTTTCTGAGCGACCTTTTGGTTTCGTAGTTTCTTAAATGCCACATTCGTTATAAAGTCCTTTCATTTATTTAGTTTTCGACATCTCGTATGGATGTCGATTCTATGACTGATGTAATTAAAAAAGTCATAATTCTTAGAGCGTTCGGCTCGGCGGTTGTCACATTTCGATTTGTATTCAAGATATCTTTCACAATCTGTATGACATCTTGTTGTCCGTATCTGACAGCCGTAGCACGGCGAATTTATCATTTTTACGCTGTCATTTCGTTGATTGTATTTCCGCTGCCGATCAATTTGTTGAGCAGTGTAGTCAGTAAGGATATATCTGCACCGCTTGCATAGGTCTTTAGCCGGTCAATCGGTATGTTGTAGCTCCAACGCCCTTTGTCGCTCTGTACGGCTGAACCGATAGGCAGGGTTTGTTTTTTTAGGCCCTCATAAACATAATTGAGAGCAACTCCGAGATATTCAGCCGCCACGGTCGGCGGTACATCTCTGTATTCCTGATTCGTTTTAGGGTTGATAAGGATTTTGTCGTTCATTTAATCACCTCATTTATGTTGTATGTTGAATTTTTTGGTGTTATAATCAAGTAAAGGAGTTGATTGTTATGTGGGTTGTAATTAGTGGAATTTTAGGTATATTAGGCTTTTTGATTTCTCTGATAAATCTAATTCAATATTTGCTGTCACGCAGAATTAATTTAGAAATTCAAATAAAAGAATGCGTTCTTCGTCCGTATGCAAGAGGACAGAAAAAACTAATTTTACATTATCAAACAAACAATAAATCTAACCTGCCTATTACTATTACCGACCTGCAAGTTATCCTCGACAGCGGAATTTATGATGAAACCACATTTACATTTGAAGTGCTGGCTTTAGAACATGTTAGAAATGGTAAAGTTTATTATGTACCCACTTACAACGAGCATTTACCTATCAATCTTCCAATGCTTTCTTCACATGCAGGTTATCTCGTCTTTTTAGTTCCTGAAGATACTCCTGAAAATGTTTGTAAAGGTTTGACTTTGAAAATTCGCACCAATCGTCATAGGGCAGTACAAAGGACATTTGCACCGAATGAATTGGTAATTCTCCGCCGTATTTATCTAAAGCAATTTCATAAAAATCACTCTGAATAGGATAAGCAGGGTGTTCAAAAGGCAATTGTCGATTTGGCATTGCCTTTTTCTTCTTATTACGGCTTATCATAATTTTTGAGAGCATTTTTTATCACCTCAAATCTATATTGATCGTACAAGTGCCGATTTTTGCATTCGTGATACACTGTGCAACACGCTTATTCCAATTTTTGATAGCAGTTGCTCTGTCGGTGCTGTAATCGCCAAAGCAGGTAGCCGAGGCACAATTATCATTAGTACACTCAAACATATACATCTCTTCGTCAGCGTCTTTAGGGCTTATATTCTCAACTGTTACCTTGCTACCACAAAACGGACAAGGCTTGATTCTCAGTTCAGGCATTGTTTTCCTCCTTTATCACTTTTCACCGCCCTCAATAGGCTGATTCCAACATTTAATACAGTTATCGTCACAATCATCTATGTCCATCAGTCCTAACGCACGTGGACATACACCTTTAGGTGTTCCGTCATCGTCAAGCGGAGCGTTCGGATAATTCTTCAAGAACTCCGTAAGAAATGTCTTTTGCGGATGCTCGTTGCTCCACTTCTGAACGATTTCGATTGCCTTTTCGGGATAGAGCATTTCAAAAGCTGTACATGATTGCCCTTTATTGTTATTTATGCTACATAAAGGACAGTTAGAGCAGCCAAGTTTACATAGCCCATTCTTTGCTCTTTTCGTCATTCTTCGCTTTTCAGCGAAATAATTTGCAGTAATATTACAATCAACCATTTTTATCATTCCTTTCTGAGGTAATAAGTTAAGCAGACTGCTTAAAAAACTGCCTTGGATCAACATCAAGCACCTGACATATTCCCAAAAACTCTTCTGCTGTAACCTTCTTGTTGTGTTTTTCTCCTTAAAATGCTAAAATCAAATTGTAAGGAGGTGATGCTTATGCGTTTAAATAACGACTGTGTTCGTGATATTCTTTTGAGTGTAGAAGAAGTGTGTGACTTCAACGAATCCTTTCGATACAGTAAATTCAGCAACGATTTTGAAAGGCTTCAACCATACTCTCATGACGAAATTATCTACCACATTAAACAATGCAAACTTGCAGGTTTAATTACTTCAATGTTCGCTACTGACGGTGGCGACTATTTAGAAGTAGGTGATTTAACTCCCGAAGGTCACAAGTTTTTAGCAAATATTCGTAACGATGATATATGGAATAAAGTTAAGAAGATTGCCGGAACCGTGGGAAGTCACTCGCTTTCTGCAATAACACAAATATCAGCGAATGTTGTTACTCAGCTTATAAAAGCTCAATTTGGAATTACTTAAATCTTATTGTCTTGCCGGCGGCTTCTTTGGAGCAGTCGGCAAGTTCTTTGTCTGTGGGTATTCTGAAATTCTTCATACAATAAACCACCATTGCTCTTGTAGCAATTTTCCATTTTACAGCTTTTATGATTGCCACTACTGCTACTACGGTAGCGACTACAGCATATATGGTTAGTGCCATTTTTATCATTCCTTTCGTTAAGCTGTTCACAGTTTTTTCACAAACAAATCGTAAGGGACTTTTAAAGCATCACAAATTTTGATATATTCATCGGCTGTGAGTTTGCGTTTACCTTTTAACGATAAGTTAAGTGCATTGGTTGTCATCCCTGAACGTTCTGATAAATATGTTTGCGTGATGCCGTTATTCTCAAGATACGACCCGATAGCTAAATACAAATTCATTTTTTTCACCTCTTTTCAAATTAAATTTGATTACAATTTGATTATATACAAATTTGATTTGATTGTCAACGGTTTTTTCAAATTATTTTTGATTTTTCTTTAAAAAATAATTGACTTTTTCAAATTTCGCTTGTATAATAAACTCAAAGAGGAGGTTATTCAAATGATATTTGATTATACTCATTTAGGTAATCTATTAAAAGGAGCAAGAGAGTCGATTGATATGAAGCAATCTGAAGTTGCAGAACTTATCGGATGCTCAGCTGCTAACATAAGTAGTTGGGAAAGAGCGAAAAGCAAAATTGACATAGAATCTCTTGTTTCATTGTGTAATATCTGTCTCTTATACACATCTGACGCTGCCGACGAAC